CGTGGACAGCAGACGGCGAGGTACTGAACGGCGGTTGGGTAACAGGCGCGGCGACCCTACCCGCCTGGACTGCGTATGGGCACCTGGCTGGAGCGACTACCGAGACTACCTACGCCATCAACCTGTCAACTGGCGCGGTTACGCAGTTGTTACTCGGTGCGTTCGACAAACTGGTCACGGCGCACGGCAAGCTGTATGGGCTGCGAGATGGAGCGCTTATCAGGCTGGACGGCGACGACGACAGCGGCACCGCTATCGCCGCTACTATCCGATTCGCGCCGCAGCAGTTTGGCACCTATCTGGCGAAGCGGCTGGACGGGGTTGTTTATCTTAATACCCGCGAAAATGACGGTGTTACTCTGACGCTCGTTCAAGATGAAGTCGCGTCCTGGACCTATCGAACCAGTACCGATGCCTCGCCCGGCATGGGCACTCACCGGGTTAAGGTCGGGCGAGGCATTACCTTCCACTCGCTAGGACTGATACTAGAGAACCGTGACGGTGGACGACTGGATGTCGGTGGTTTAGAGATTTCTGCGTATCCGTTATCGAGGAGGCCCCGTTGAGCGCGTCATCAGCTATTAGTGGTTTGTTGTCTAGTTTACGGAGCTTGTCCACCTCTTATCGGAGTTCGGCGTACTCGCTGATTAAAGCCGCCGACGAGGCAGCGCAGACCTTGCGAACTCCGGCCGCCGCCGCGCTTGAGTACGAGGTTGATCGTGACGAGGTAGATGCTAGCCGGTTGCCCAGACCGCCGAGTGTGCCAGGAATCAAAGACCTGTCACTGCCGGAAATGGCTGATTTGCAGGCATTGACCGATATTACCGATACGTTTACCGGGACCAAGCCGACCCTGCGATTTCCTAACTTCTCTTATCCTGCCTTAACCGAACCCGGTGAGTTCACGGACCAGCCCCCCACCATTACGCCGCTAACCGTTATTCCAGTCGCGCCAGAACTGGATACGTTGCTCCCTCCGGTCGCGACGGTCCCTACTGAGGTGACGGTTGATGTGACAAGCGGAGACCCGCCGGACGTACCGCTGCCAACCTTTACTGAGTTTGACGGCGACTTCTTCAGTGAGTATGAGACCGGTATCGACTTGATGGACGATGCGTTCGCGGAATGGACTGACTATTTCGAGCGCCTCCGCGCGACCCTGTTGCCGATGGAAGCAGCGTTGCAGCAACGGCTGAGAGGGATTCTTGACGGGTCCGAGCCAGGACTTCCAGACACCTGGGAAACCCAGACCTACGAGCAGTCTCAGCAGGACGCCTACGACAAGCGGTATGTCGCGCTGGACCAGATTGATACCGCGCCGGGCGGGATAACGGGCCTGCCATCCGGGCAGCGCGGCTACGTGGAATTGCGGTTGGAACTGCAAACCTTGCAGTCTCTCGCTCAAGCCGCAGCCAAGACCGCCAACGCCCGCCAGCAGCAAGAAGTCAAGCACGTTCAATGGGCGCTGCGAGTAGCGCTAGGCATGGCGGAAGCGGCGTTACGGCTGCAAAGTCAGGAAGCGTCATGGCGCATGAAAGGGCTGTTGCTGGCGCTGGAAGGCGCGAGCGAAACGCTGGACTTGGCGTTGCGGGTTTTAAAGTTCAAGGAGAAGGAACTTGCCATGCTGGTGCGGTACAACGATACCCAAGTCCGCCGCACGGAAGACCGGGTGAAGATCGAGAAGACCAAATTGGAGAAGTTATCTATCCAGGTTGCCAACAACAAACTCAAGGCGACGTACAATCAGAATCAGGCGCGTATCGACGAAACCGCCTTTCAGTTTATCGAGAGCCGAGTCAAACTGTTCGAGGCGCAAATCGACTATCTGCTAGTTGATCAGGACTGGCGCAAGCTGGACTTCGCCCGGTTCGACGCGGAAGTGCAGGCCTATCAAGCCCGATTAAAAGCCGCCACCGCCGAACACGCCGCGCTGCGGGCGAGAATCAAGGGTGATTTGGCTAGGGCGGATGGCGAACTAGCTGAAGCCAAACTGTACGAAGCGGAAATGCAAGCCCAGCAATCATTAGCGCGGGCAACGCTGATAAAGGTCCGCGCCCGCGCCAATGAAATGAAGCAAATACTAGGCGCTTACAATTCCCAAATCGGCGCGGTAATTCAGTGGCTTCGTGAAGTAGACCGTAACGTCGATCTAGCGATGCGAGCGCTGGTAAAAAGGTTTGACGCCGAAGTGCATGAGCAATACCTGACTCTGGCTAACCAGGATTTGGAGGATCAAATGGCGTTATTCAACGCCCGGAACGATATGAAAGAAGATCAACTGGCGTTGTTAAAGACACTGCAAATCCATGCCGTAGCGCTCGATCAGGCTACCGCGCAAGGGCGGATCATGGCGCAAGGAGCAAGCACGCTGGGGGGTATCGCGCAAGCGGCTTACGCAGGGCTTAATTCCGTGGGAACTACTGAAATATTAGCAACGGTATAAACCATGAGCGCTGAATCCGATATCTCCACGCTGTTGTCCCACGCCACTAACGCAGCGGCTTCGCTAGCAAGCAGTGCCGATACTTTAGTAAGTGAGGCTGTTGCCGCGTTGGAAGAGGACGTGGTATTCCCAGAGCCTCCTGTTTCACCTAGAGATCAAGGCAAGTTGATTGATGGCAGCGATTTCGCACCACAAGACCCACCGCCAACTGGGTTTCCCGCCTGGCCAGTTGTTGAGTTTGAAGACGTACCTGATACACAAAAACAGGATGTTGTCAGTGTTTATGTCCCTACCACACCCTTCCCAACCCTGACGTTTCCGAGTTTCAACTATCCTGATGTAGCGGGAATTCCAGCGTTCCTTGCCTCTGTTCCTAATGCGGGTGACGCTCAAACCTTGCCGGATATTCCTGACACCGAATCTATCTTCACGCCTAATTTCCTGGCAATGTCCGCTGTTGATTCGGTAAGCTTGTCAGTCCCGGCGCCGACATTTGCGGCTATCGACACGACCGTTACCTTCGATCCAGAGGTATTTGACGAAGCGTTCGCTCGGTTCAAGTCCGCTATCTTCGGTGGGATCGGCAACATCCCTGGGCTGGACGATCTGTTATCTGAACTGCGCGAGTGGACGCGAACTACCCTGGATGCGGTATTGCCGGCAGCGCTGGAGGTTATTTCCGCCCGCATGGCTGCCAAGCAAAGCGCGGTGCTGGCGTTTCAGGATGACATACGAAACCGGATGGCTACTCGGCTGGCTGAAGAACGGGCGCGAGCTACTGTGGCGCTGACGGATCGGTCGGGCTGGGATTTGCCGGCAGCGGTGCAATTGGCCAGGCAAACCGTTGTTGCCCAACTGGCTGACGCCTGGGCGGCGGACGCTGGCAATGCGGTGGACGCGCAAACCTCGGAACTGGCACTGACGTTCTTTGAGGCGTGTGGAGAACTACTGGCTGGCTTCGTTACGGCGATGCAACAACTCAAAGCAAATGAGATCGGGCTAGTGCTAGAGGCCCACCAGCAAGCCCTAGCATACGCCAAGGCGTCGATAGCCGCGCTGCTAGCACAGTACGAAGCCGAGAACTTCACGAAGCAGGATATCGACTACCAGCGGGCGGAAGCCCAGCTTAAACTGTTTGAATCTAACTTGATGGTGGCGCTGCTGACGTATGAAGTCGCTCGCGCCAACTTGCAAGTGGAAGAGTCGAAGCAGGATAACGACGCCGCCGCCATTCAGACCTATCAATCCCAGGCAGCTCACGCCAGGAATGAAGTGGCGCTGTATGCCTCGCTGGTGTCGGCAGCGCGTGGAGAGGTACGGTTCAAGCAATTTGGGATGGAGCGTTTTGTTCTGCTGGTGAAAGCCTACAGCGCCCGTATCGACGCTTATGAAGCACAAATTTCTGCCAGAATCGCCAACATCGACGGCGACGTGGCTAAGGTGCAAGGTCAGCTTAAAAAGGTAGAGGGCTACGAAGCGGAAGTGCGTGGGTTCCTGCAACTGCTGGAAACCAAACAGGCGGTCGTTGCGGCGGAGTCTACTCGCAATGAGGCGGTTATTGATGAATTTGACCTGCGAGTTAAGGCGGCGATCACGGCGTTGGAGAAGGATTCTTTAGGTAATGCCTACGAGTTAAAGAAGTATGAGGTTATTGCCGACGACGCCCTCGCCGACGCCAAGCTGGCGCTGCGGGAAGCCCAGTCTGAATTTGAATTTCAAGCCAAAAAGCAGGAAGGGCAGTTGGACGCTTATGAGCTTACGCAAGAGCGTAACGTCGAGTTGATGAAGACCGCGCTGGAACGGCTACGGGCTATCGCGGAAGTCAACGCTCAGGGCGCCAACATCATGGCAAGCATGGCGCAAGGCGCCATGTCGGCGGCTAATGGGATTGCGGCGGCGGTGCTGTCGGAAGAAGAGTAAAAGAGGCTTAGACGATGGCGACTTTGCTGGACATCATCTACGACGTGCGTTTGCGCGCCGATGACTTGGGCGGAGATACCGGAACTATTCCGGCCGGCTATACCTATTATTTCGAGTATAGCGACGCAGGCGCACTCTTTAAGAACGCCGAGCTAGTGCGATTTTTGAACCTAGCCCACCGAGAAATCGCGGTGCGGACTCGCTGCTATCGAGACACCGATTCGAGCCTGTGTCAAATCACGGTGACGGTGGGCACGGCGGGCTACGAATACGACCGGCTGATTCTGAGCGTTGAGGAAGTGCTGCTGGGATCAACCGGTCAACCGCTTCCCAAGATTCAGTTGCGCGACTTGCGCCCGCTGCAATCGAGTGACGACACCACCGGGACGCCGACGCATTATTTGGAAGAGAACGCGCCGTTCCGGCTGATGCTGCATCCGACGCCCAACGTGGCGGACGTGCTCTATCTGACGGTGTATCGCCTGCCGCTGGAGGAGTGGACGTGGGCGCGGCGCAATACGCCGATTGACGAGCCGCCCGATCAGTTGCGCGAGGCGCTGATTCAAGGCGCGCTGATGTACGCCTATCAAAAGCGCGATGCCGACACGGCGGACGGCGGGCGACAGGCGTTCCATGCTCGGGAATTTGAAAGACTGGTCGGACCCGCCGTGAGTTTCCGCGTACTGGAAGACCGGCGCTGGAACGCCAATCTGGATATGACTATCACACCGTCACCGTACACCGTGCGCCGTAGCTCGCGGCTGTCTGGATGGGATTAAGGGAGAATTGTTTATGAAACGTAAATCTACTGCTACGAATGCGCTGGATTCTCAGTTGGGGCGCGCGATGCGCAAAGTGCTCGAACAAATGGAAAAGTCGGAAGAGCGCAAAGAAAAGTCGGAAGAGCGCGGTGAGAAGTCGGAAGAGCGAGAATCTGAAGACTATCGGCGCGGTGGCAAGGTACGCGGTCCCGGCACGGCGACCTCGGATAGCATCCTGGCGCGTATCTCCAACGGCGAGTACATCCTTCCCAAACCCGCCGTGGACATGGTGGGCGCGAACAACCTGGAAACGATCCGGCGAGCGGCGCTGGCCCGGACTCCCGGCTATGCGCTGGGCGGTTTGGCATTCGGCGGTAGCGGACTAAACAGCCAGACCCCCGGCGAAGCCACGTCCACTACGTTTTATCCATCGACAACCGTCAATCCCATGACGGCCGGAACGGCCATCGGCGGCGGAATGCGCCAGCCTGCCGCGCAGCCAGCCGGGCC